TTCCCCGCCGCCATGCCGTGGGAGGTGAAAAAGCCCAGGGCGGCGAAGGGGGCCGCGCCCAGGACGCAGACCCAGGATACGGTTTCCGTGCCGACATAGGGTTTCAGCAGAAAGTACAGCCCTACGGCCACGGCCACTGCCAGGGCAGAAAAAATGAGCTGCCGTAAAGACAGCCCGAAAAACATACTCTCCGTGTAGTTGCGTATTTCACGGTTGATTTTGACTTCCAAAATATCCTCCTTTATCGCTCCATGCCCCGCTTCTGCCTGGGCGGTTTCTGTTGGGATAGATAGGGGATCACTTCTTCCTCCCCCTCAATGATACTGAACTGCGGACGCAGGAAGGGGTGGGTTTCGCGGCTCTGCCACAGGCAGATCATCTCTAACGCTTCCTCCCGTGTCTCCATGCTGCCCTTCTGCACCCCGTCTTTGAATAGATAAAGCCGGCGCATGATCTGCTCCTTCCCCGATGCCGGTGGTTATCGCTCCCGGTCATCATGCTTTTTTGGCTCCGGCTCCCGCGCGGTTTGCCGTGCCTCGCCGGGGAGGATATAATCTTTGGAGAAAGTTATCCCTGTGTCCTTGAAACGGTAAGCGTCCCACTTCTTTTCGGTTGTTGTACCGTCCCCATTTTCTATCTTATCGATATATTCGTGAGTGGTGACATCCAACATGGTGCCCACCCTTCGAGGATAAATATCATCAAAGACAACCACCTGTTCAATGGCTTCTTCAGTACTCATATCTGAATAAGCGTCTATGTACAAAGTTCCTTCGGGTAGCATCAATCTTTTTTGCACCACACCATTTATCACCACCGCTTCGTCAACGGGACGGTAGTTGGCAGGAATGTTCCTTGTCGAGCCGAAAGCATAGATACGGGTGGCATAGGTTGACTGGGATTCGGAGCGTGACATTTCCCCCACGTTCTTAGCGATTTCCATATTCACGTAGTCGCCAAACTCGCATTTACCGAAGTGGATAATATTGTCTGTCACCCAGCACTCGCAATCCCATTTCTTCGCCATTTCAAAACAGGCATCTAAGATATTGGTGTTATCATAAGTCATTAACAGAGACTTGTTCTCGACCGTACTGTCAATGGAAAAATCAAAATCCTGTCCTTTGTAAGTATAACCAAGAGCTTTCAAGTTTCTCAGGACTATACTTGCTTGTACGTTGAGTGGAGCTGTCAGACTCCAGGACGCTTCCTGCCCAGATGTCTCCGGGGTATATTTGAAGATTTTATTTTTCCATTTCCAGTAGTGAGCATCAAGTCTTAGTTCATAATCATAGCCTGCGTTATCGGTGTTGAAGGTAGGACTCTGCAAATCGCACACTTCAAATAGTCCAAAGTCGCATTCAACGTAAGTTCCGAGCTTGAAGTATATGGGATTCTCCAAAGAGAATTTCAAAAGTATGTAATCCTCTTTTTGGAGCGTAAGCTTCCGCTTGCAACCTTCGTTGGGAGTGGTTGAAAGAAGAATGGCACCCGATATGTTTTTGATGTCTACTATCATAATACCCCAAAGTTCGGGGATAAAAAAAAGAGTGCCTAAAATTGGGCACTCTTATACACGACAATAAAACCAATGTCGTGAATTAGGTTCGGTTAGCCGGATTCGGCTCCGAAAACTTACTTGAAATCTTACCAAAAGTCCTATCTAAGCTCTGAGCATAAGTGACACTCTTGCCAGTATAAATAAGATGGTAAACCTCACTACTATTAGCAGGAATCTTAATATCAACCACACCTTTATACAGCTCATCAAAGAAAGCTTTCTTCTTTGCTTGATAATCAGACTGAGAATTACCCTCGATAGTGAACGAAAGAGTTATTTCCCGCTCATCGACTTTAGGATTACTAATTATTACCCGTTTCCCATGTTCAAGTCGGCTTTTACTCTCAATAAAGTCTTTCATGGGGACGGCTGCCCCAATTACATCAAGAAACCCCTCTCCCATTCTCACACCCCATAAAGCGTAAGCATCCTTGTTATTTATCAATAATTCATTCATAGACTATAATTTTGCTGTATTCTTTTTAACTTCTGCTATATCTCTTTGCATCTGTTGAATAGGTTTGACGATTGCCCCTGTATTCTCCGAAATCTGCACCAGTTCAAGATAAGACTGTGCTATCAAATCCCTTGTGTCGTCAGCGATATTTCTTGTCTCTGTATTAACAGAGAGTATAGTGTCAGCCTTGGCGGTTAACAAGTTCAGAGATTGAGATTGAATTACATTCTGATTCTTGACTTCTTCCCCTGCAATCTGTAAAGCAGTAAACCTACCACTTAGTTCTCCGGCATCCTCATGCGTCATTTCGGTACCAAACCCTCTGGAAGTCGAAGATTGGGAAGTAGATTCTTGAGAAATCTTGTCATATCCAGTTGCTGCGGCAAGCTCGTCACGAAGCTTCATGGCTTCTTCTACATATTGCATATACTCATCCTGCAAAGCCTCCCTTTCAGCTTCAGTCAGTTCATTATCCTCCATGGCGGCACCAAATTTCTTCCACCATCCTTCAAGTTTATCACTATACAATTCACCAATCTTATTGGAAAGCATGGCGCGCATGAAGTATTCCGATATATCTTCCGCTGCCGCCTTCGCATCGTATTTCATATCCATAAGATTGTCTATGAAGCTATCATACATAGAGTCGAAAGATATTCCGGTTAGTCCTTCATACAACTTATTAGTCAGCTCCTCCATCTTACCTGCTTGGTCGATATAATCATCCAATTTTTCAGAAAGACGTTCTCCGTAACCGCCCTTCCCTGTATTCTGAATTTTCTCCCACATGTCAACATTACTGCGGAGCATTTTCATCTCTTCGGGAGAAAGTGACCATATATCACCGTTCCAATTTCTACCAATCTGATTGCTTAAACGAGAGATTTCTTCTTGGTTAAATCCACCCCAGTAGTAGTTCCAGCTATGATGAGCACTTGAATATCTAGCCTGTTCCTGTGCTTTCCGTCTCTTTTTGCAGCTTCTTTACATCGGCATATGCAGAAACAGACTTTGTTCCCTTGCTGGCTTCCATTACATCTGTCAAATCCTCAATGGCGGTCTGTAGTGTTCCATTTCGTTCTGTCAGTCTGTTGATAGCTTCCTCGACCTCTTTTTTGTTACCACCAATGCCAAACAAGGAATTGAATCCTCCGAATGAAATTGCATTTAGAATATTACCTATGCCATCTCTTAAAGACCTACCAATTGTAACAAACAAGTCTCCAGACAAAACATCACTAATAATGCCGCTAACAGCATTCAAGACAGCATCTAGTAGACCGCCAACAAGATTGCTCAATCCGTCTTTGAGCACGTCAATGATGGACAGAATCCATCCGACAATGGGAACCTCCTTAAGGGAATCAGACGTTTTACCTATCACATCTTTGAATCCGTTCACCGTCTTGATAATTCCACTATATGCGTTATATAATCCGCCCGAAGACAGTTGTTGCAACCCTCCCAACAAGTTCTCCATGCTCGCTTTCAGCTTAGTAGCGGTATCGGTCATGTTCTGCTGGGCCTGGTTGGCGATATCCGTTTGCGTCTTTACGTTGGCAGATGCAATGTCAGCATTCTGCCGTGCTATATCAAGGGCATTCGCGGTAGCCTGCTTTTCCTCTTCAGTTCCATCCTTCTGTGCCTTGGTGTAGTCCTCTTGCGCTTTTTGGAGCTTGTCCAAAGCCTCCGTTTCGATTTCTACTGCATTGATACGATTTTGTTCCGCTGTCTGATAGGCTTTTACATCCTCACCAAGTTTCTTGAAATTCACTCCACTGGCACCGCCCAAAGACTTTTCCATCCGGTTGATAGCGTCAATCAATGATTTCTGACTTGCCTGATCGGAGTTATTAAACTCATCAGTCCGGATATATTTCTTTGCTTCTTCCAAAGTAGGTTTAATCAGATCAGAAAACATGGAACCAAATTCTCCGAACACAGTCACCCAGTCGATATTGGCTTTAACAACTTCAGTCTCTTTGTTTTGGATGGCGATGTCACGCTGTTTCTTCAATATCAAACGCTCGCCTTCATTCTGAGCCTTTTGTATCTTCTCGGCATATTCTTGGGCGATGCCGAATTTCTGTTGCTGGAATGTGCCATACTCTTTCAAGTAATCATTCAACGCCTGCTGTTCAGTTTTAAGTTGTTCTTTTGTTACGTCAGCAATATTTTTATCTCTCTTATTTTCAGCATTAGTGTAACGAGCTGAAATCTCTATAGATTGTTCAGGGGTCAACTTTCCACCTTGCTTTTCTGACAGGTCTTTCTCCTGTTTTTTAATGGCGTCCAGTTCTTTTTGATAATCCAAATCTATCTGTTTCAGTTTCTTCTCCGTACCTTCTTTCATCAAACTGACTTCATCCTGCTGGTTCTGGCGACGAAGAGAAAGAAGTTCCTCGGCAGACTTTTGCTGTTCTTTCTTCTGTTTTTCAGAAGCCTTTTCTTGTTTGGATAAAGCACTACCGGTAATACCACCTAAATCTTTGTATGCTTTTTCGGTAGTTTCTTCTTGTTTCTTAGCCTCTTCATACTGTTTTGAGGTAAACTTGGATTTGTCCTTTTCTATTTCAGAGAGTTTCTTTTTAGCATCTTCCCAGTCTTTCTTCGCTTTTTCGTAGTCCTGTTTGTAAGTGGAAGGAGATTTCTTTTCAGCTAACGCTCCATTAATTGAAGAAATAACACTTTCTAAATCGCCACCTCTAATCATCATACCATTTACGACAAAACCATTACGCTTAGATGCAGACGATTGAGCAAGCTTTAATTCTGCTTCCAGCTTTTCTTTTGAATAGTTTTTAAGATTGGATTTATAAGCGGAGATATTATCATCCAATACATCTTTCTGATATTTTTTTAAAAGTTCGGAGTTTTTCTCCATTTTCTCACGAACTTGTACGTAGGATTGTTTGCCGGAAAACATTTTCCATATTTCCATATCGGCATCTGACATATTCTTACGTAAATTCGGATTATCAAATAGCTGTAAATATCTCCGTTGATTGGTGACTGTTTGTTTTAATGAGGAGTAATCATCCTTCCTACCTTGAACAGAACGTTTTGAATCTTCTTCATTGATTTGTTGTTTCAATTTTAAAATATCCTCTAATTTAAGCTTCTCAATGTCGTACTTCTCAAATATCTTTGGATATTCCTTTTGGAGTTCTTCTAATGATTTTTGGCGAGTAAGAGTTGCCAAACTTTCATCACGTGCAGCAGTAAGTAGTTCCTCTATTTTCTGTTTATGTTCCTGCTCCTCTTTAGATGCTGCATCTTTAATGTCGTTATATTCTTTTTGAGCACGCGCAGCGGCAGTTGTGCTATCAGACATTGCCCATATCGTAGCAGTCAATCCAACCACCACTGTAGCCAATGCAACGTAGGGGTTTGTAAGCATTGCCGCATTGAGAGCCATTTGTGCCTTTCTTGCTAATACACGGGCATTAGTCAGTCCAATCTCCACAAGAGTATGTTTACTTTCAGCAGCAGTAACAAGCATCACTGCGGTTCGGTATGTACCATAAGTAACCACCAATCCGGCAAGCAGCTTCCCGACTGTCTCATAGTTTTCAATCAGTGAGGTAGTCATCTGAATACCGTCCATGATTACACCCTCTGACTTCTGCCCTAGTTCGTTAAACACAGAATCCAAAGCATCCTGCATCATAGATAGCTGACCGTTTATCTCTTTTGAAGCATTCTCGGACATATTATAGAACCGACCGCCTGCGGAAGTGGCGTCAATAAACGCCTGTTGTACCATTTCTGCGGAAATAGCCCCCTTAGACATCTCATCTTTGAGTGTGGCAATAGACTTCCCTGTCTTTTCAGCTATCATCTGCAAGGGGTTGAATCCGGCATTAATCATCTGATTAAGGTCTTGCCCCATCAGCTTACCTGCTGCTGACATCTGAGAAAAAGCCAAAGTAAGAGAGTTAAACTTCTGTGTATTCCCCATAGAAACATCACCAATAGCTTGTAAATAACGTGGTACTCTTTCAGCTTCGATATTAAACCCTAACATCATCTGTGTAGCGGCAGTGACATCTGAAAATTCCAAAGGTGAAATCTTTGCATATTCACGTACTTGCACCATGAGCGCATCGGCTTTCTCCTTGCTACCTAACAATGTTTGAATAGCAGTATCGGCCGCTTGAAACTCACCACGCACACGGATGATTTCAGAACCTAACGCTTTCAGTACGCCAGCACCACCAATAACCGCCAGTGCTTTCTTCCAAGAGATAGTGATGCCTTCGTTAGCCTCAGTAACACCTTTTGCGTCACTCTTGTAAAGAGAGTATTCATCACGGAGTTTCTTTACGGAAAGACGAGCTTCCGCCTGCTGTTGAGTCAATCCAAAAAGAGCCGCTTTTTCTTCATCTAAAACATTAACTAACTTTTGAATATAAACTTCTCTTTCAGCAATGCTTTTTTTAGACCAGCTTTCAAACGCCTTTTGAGCACTCTCTAAAGCTTTTTGTGTTTGTTCTTCTGTTGCAGTTGGAATAACCTCAAGAACTTTTCCGGTAGTAGGATTAATTACCTCTAATGGCTTTCCATCTCCCTCTACAAGTTCTCCAGCAATTAATTGTTTAAACATATTTTTCCTCCCTATTAAAACCATCTTTTTGTACTTGTATGATATCATTCGTGTTATATGTTTGCAATGTAACTTATACCTAATAATATTTTATTTTATTGTGCAATTTTAACATTTTTTATCAATACTTCTTGCAATCTCCATTAACTGCTCATAATACAAATCCATTTTCCTTATAATGATCAATGACATTTTCCTTCGATAACTTATTCATCTTCTGGCTCTACAGTAAGTCGGAGGGGAAAGCCCTTACTTCGAGCCATATGGGTAGCTTTTTGTACTTTAGACAACGCAATGTCATAAGAATAGACTCCGACTACGGCAGAATTGCTTTTATGTACCTGTAGCATAAGCCGTTCCGCTTCGGCCTGCGATTTGAAGAAAACAGTAGTAAGTATTTCCACAACAAAATCCATGGTTGTGAAATCATCATTGAAAATTCTTACTTTAAACCTCCGCGGCTCATGTATATCTACGCGTTCTTTATTCTTGAAAGAAGATTGTTGCTGTTCCATAATGAGACAAAAATACGAAAAATACGCATTCTATACATCACTTTCATTTAAGTAAAATCGATGATTAGACGAGAAACGAGGCAGCCTCACTTTTTTTGATATTCGGTTTATAGCTTTGTAGTATTTACCACAGAAGCCATTCGTCGAAATCCACCCCATATGCCCGTTCTTTCTCCATACACATTCCTAAAAACATTCCGACATTAGAGCTGAATGTACCGACAAACAGTT